TCCTGATATGCCAAAAAATTCAGAATCGCAAATGTTGTCTGCTGTTATAAAATGGATGAAGATTAATACACCAGAAAAGAAATATTTGTTTACTTGGGCTGATGGTATCGTTGGTAAACCAGGATATGTATATCAAGCAGCAAATTTCTTCTATGGTGGTTTCATTTGGACAGATATTTACATTGGTCCTGATGGTGAAAAGATACATCCACGTTCATCTAGACAGTTATGTATAGAGAATGGTAAATTGTTAGGTAGAGAAAAAGTATTCTGGTTAACTGATGAATTTATGAAAATGAAAGGTATTAGACGAGTTAAAGGTAAACAATTTAGATATATAATGCCTTTGAATAAAAAATTATTGAAAAATCTAAATAAAAATTCTACAGTTAAATGGGGTTTGGACTATCCTAAACATAAAGATTTAATTTGGCGAGAGAAGAATTCTGAAGGTAAATATATCCCCACTTCAGATATGCCAAATTTTGATATGGATGTTATTAATGTAAATAGTAAAAATGTAAATTCACACAAACAAGGTGATTCACTTTATAAATTTTTTGAATGATAAGGTATAAATTATGAGTATATTAGATAAAATTAAGAAAAATAGTACAATCAAAGAATCAGCAATTCTTTCAAAATCAAAATTCTTTACTGATAAGGATATGATTCCAACAGCAGTTCCTATAATAAATGTAGCATTATCAGGTAAATTAGATGGTGGGTTGACACCAGGTTTAACTATGTGGGCGGGTCCAAGTAAGCATTTTAAAACAGCATTTTCATTGTTGATGGCAAAATCTTATATGGACAAATATGAGGATGCTGCTTTATTATTTTATGATTCTGAATTTGGTTCACCACAATCATATTTTCAATCTTTTGGTATTGATACTGATAGAGTTGTTCATACTCCATTAACTGATATTGAACAATTGAAATTTGATATAATGAAACAACTCCAAAGTGTTGAACGTGGAGAGCATTTAATTATTGTAATAGATTCAATTGGAAATTTAGCCTCAAAGAAAGAAGTCGATGATGCACTTGATGGTAAATCTGTTGCTGATATGTCTAGAGCTAAACAAGTTAAATCATTATTTCGTATGGTTACTCCTCATTTGAATTTAAAAGATATTCCAATGGTTGTTGTAAACCATACTTATAAAGAAATTGGGTTATATCCTAAAGATGTTGTTGGTGGTGGTACAGGAAGTTACTATTCTGCAGATAACATCTTTATACTTGGTAGACAACAAGAAAAAGAAGGTACTGAAGTAGTTGGATATGATTTTATTATTAATGTAGAAAAATCTAGATATGTTAAAGAAAAATCTAAAATACCAGTAAGTGTTTCTTTTGCTGGTGGAATTAGTAGATGGTCTGGATTATTAGATGTTGCTTTATTATCTGGTCATGTTGTTAAACCATCAAATGGCTGGTATTCTAAAGTTGATATGACTACTGGTGAAGTATCTGAAAAGAAATATAGATTTAAAGATACAGAAAATAAAGATTTCTGGTCAGATATTTTAAATAATGAAACATTTAAAACTTTTGTACAAGAAAAATATAAAGTTGCATCTGATGAAATTATGCAAGATGGCTTCGAAGATTTGTTTGATGGTCGGGGATGATAATATGATTGAAGATATAGATTACAAATATTTATTTCCTGAAAATGACCCACATGCAATACATATAGAATTATTGACTGGTCCTTATGTGGGGGTTGTTTTTAGATATGATAAAGTGGAAATTGATGCGGAAAATGAAGAATTAGATGGAGAAATATATTTACAATTTTCATATGATGTGGTAGAATATACAGATAGTAATTTTATTAACGATATAAACTTTAAAAATTATATCGGTAATTTGCTTATCATATTAATGTCTAACATGGGAAAAGAAATATATGAATCTGGAATTAGTAATACTAAAGAACTTAATATACAATGAAGAATATTTGCGTAAGGTATTACCCTTCTTAAAAACCGAATATTTTCCAAATGCAACTGAGAAAACCGTATTTAATGAAATATTAGACTTTACTGGAAAATATAATAATTCACCAACAACCGAATCCCTTAAGATTGCTGTTGGTGAACTTAATATAACACAAGATGAAGTAGATACCGTTAATGCATATATTAGAGAAATCGAAGCTAATAAATCTGATTCAACTAAATTAGAATGGCTTATTGATAAAACTGAAGAATTTTGTCAAGAAAAATCAATCTATAATGCAGTATTGGGTTCTATTTCAATTCTCGATGGTGCTGATAAAACACAGGATAAGGGTTCAATTCCAAAGTTATTATCAGATGCTTTAGCAGTATCTTTTGATAATTCTATTGGACATGATTACTTAGAAGAATCTGATGCTAGATATGAATACTATCATAAAAAAGAAAATAAGATACCTTTTGACTTAGATTATTTTAATAAAATTACAAAAGGGGGATTATCAACAAAAACTTTAAATGTAATCTTAGCTGGTACTGGTGTCGGTAAAAGTTTATTTATGTGTCATGTTGCTGCTGGATGTATGGCACAAGGTAAGAATGTTCTTTATATTACTATGGAAATGGCAGAAGAAAGAATTGCTGAACGTATAGATGCAAATCTTTTGAATGTTACTATGGATGAATTAATGGTATTGTCTAAGGATTCATATATTAAAAAAGTTAATAGAGTTCGTGAAAAAACTACTGGTAAACTTATAATTAAAGAATACCCTACTGCTTCTGCTTCATCAACACATTTTAGAACTTTATTAAATGAACTTAATCTCAAAAGAAGTTTTATTCCTGATATTATATTTGTAGATTATCTTAATATCTGTTGTAGTGCTAGATTGAAAGCTGGTTCCAATATAAATTCATATACCTATGTTAAAGCTATTGCAGAAGAATTAAGAGGTCTTGCTGTAGAATATGATGTTCCATTGGTAACAGCAACACAAACTACCAGAAGTGGATTTAATTCATCTGACCCAGGAATGGAAGATGTTAGTGAAAGTTTTGGTCTACCTGCTACAGCAGATATGATGTTTGCTTTAATATCATCTGATGAATTAGAAGAGTTAAATCAGATTATGGTTAAACAACTTAAGAATAGATATTCAGATTTAACATATCATAAAAGATTTACTATTGGTGTAGATAGGTCAAAAATGAAACTATATGATACTGAACAATCTGGACAATCAGGAATTATTGATTCTGGTAATTCTCCTGTTTTTTCTCCTCAAAAAGATAAAAAGAATTTTGAAGGTTTTAAGATATGAGTGCTACAGTTATAATACCTACTACAGGTGTTACAGAATTAAGAACAGCAATAGAATCAGTTCTTAAACAAAATACAAATACAGAATGTCTTGTTGTGTGTGATGGGCTACAATATAAAGGTAAAGTAAGTACAATCATAAGTGATTATCTTGGTAATAAAAACCTAAAAGTATGTTATCTTAATGATAATGTGGGAGCTAATGGGTTTTATGGTCATAGAATTTATGCAGCTTTTACACATCTTATCAATACTGATTATGTATTATATCTAGACCAAGATAATTGGTTTGGAAATAATCATGTAAAATCTTGTATAGATACTATAGAACAAAATAATTTAGATTGGTGTTATTCTTTAAGAATGATATATGATAAGAATGGAAAATATCTGTGTAATGATGATTGTGAATCTCTTGGTAAATGGCCAACATTTCAAGGTTCGCATCATATAGATACTAATTGTTATTGTATAAAAACATCTATTGCAATACATATAGCGAGTGTTTGGCATGGTGGTTGGGGACAAGATAGAGTTTTTCTATCAACATTAGCACAAAATTTTACAAAGTTTGATTGTACTGGTGAATATACTGTAGGATATAGACTTGATGGTAATGCTGGTTCCGTTACTAAAGAGTTCTTTGAGCATGGTAATGAAATAATGAGTGAAAAATATAATGAGGTATTTCCGTGGGTAAAAGAAGTTTAATAATAGGTGCTGCTACTGGTTACAATTACAATCAGTTAAAACCTTGGATTGAATCTATCAATGAATGTGGATTTGATGGTGATAAGATTCTTGTTTTAGGTGATGTTGGTTCAGGTAAAACGAGACAAAAGATAATAGAACAAGGATTTACTATTGTTGATATGTTAAAGACCAATGCTCCAATTCATGTGGCCAGATTCTTAACATTATATGATTATCTAAAAGACCATTGGGAAGAATATGAATATGTTATTACCACCGATGTCAGAGATGTTTATTTCCAAACAAATCCCGTAGATTGGTTAAAAAAGAATGTTGTAAATACATTCCGTGGCAAAACATTAGTTGCTGGTTCTGAATCCATTAGATATAAAGATGAATCTTGGGGTGACCAAAACTTAATGGAAACTTATGGTCCTTATGTTTATGAATTGTTTAAAGATAATATCATATACAATGTTGGTACTCTTGGTGGTACAGCTGAACATATGAAAGATTTAATGTTTAATATCTATACTAATGCCATTAATAGACCCATTGCAATAGTAGACCAAGCAGTATTCAATGTATTAATTCAAACACAACCATATAAAGATTCTATTATATTTGCTGACCAAAAAGATGGTTGGGCATGTCAAGCAGGTACTACTGTTGACCCAAGTAAGATTGAGAGATTCAGACCATTCTTAACTGAAGCTGAACCAATATTTGAAGATGGTATTGTCAAAACAAGTTTAGGTGAACCATTTTGTATTGTTCATCAATATGATAGAGTTCCTGAATGGAAGAAGTTTATACAAGAAAAGTATAAACAATATGATGACTCTGAATATATTACTATAAGGACATAATAATGAGTAACATAACAATTGTAACAGCATTTTTTGATATTGGTCGTGGAGATTGGAGTTCTGATAAAGGATTACCAGGTTATCTTCAACGAACCACCGATACTTATATGGAAAGATTTGGTTATCTTGCTGAATTAGATAATCAAATGATAATTTACACCTCAGAAGACCAAGCCAAAACTGTTGCTAAACTTCGCAAAGGTAAAGAAGATAAAACTAAAATTATCATTCAACACTTTCCTGATATGTTTCCAGTATTCCGTGAAAAGATTGAACGTATACAAAAAGATGAAAATTATCTAAAACAAATTAATCCAAATCAAATTAGAAATCCAGAATATTGGTCAGTAGATTATGTTCTTGTTAATCTACTGAAATCACATTTTGTTAATGATGCTATCAATAATGGTTATGTTGATAATGATATGGTCGCTTGGTTAGATTTTGGATATTGTAGGGATAAAGAAACCTTAAATGGTATTACATCTTGGTCTTATCCATTTAATCCTGATAAGATACATTTCTTTGATTTTAGACAATATCTAGGTCAACCAATAAATTATATCATTGCAAACAATCTTGTACATATGTTTGGTGCAAAGATTGTTGCTAGTAAAGCTAAATGGGAAAGTCTTCAAGAATTGATATTTGGAGCATTTAATAACTTAACAATGGCTAATCTAGTAGATGATGACCAAACATTAATGTTATTGGCCTACCTATATAATCCTGAAATATTTGAACTTCATCGTATTGATGAATCTGACCCTTTTGTTATGTTTAGGAATTTTAATGAAACTACATCTTAATAGCACTGCTAATCTTGGTGATTTTTTAAACGCACTACCTGTATTATCTGGCATCTATAAATCTACCGGTGAAAAAGTATACTTGATTATACGCAAAGAAATGCGTAAATTCAAAGGTATTATAGAACTTCTTATGTACCAAGATATATTTGAAGATGTAGTATTTGAAGATGAATTATTTGTTTCTGGTGTGAAAGTATTAAGTTCATGGACGAGAGAAGATAAAAACAATAATAACAGACCAATTGAAACCTGTCGATATGAAAACTGGTTGAAAGACAATTATGGTATGGAATTTGATGTTGATGATGATTTTATATTACAAGTTCCAGAATTAAATATGAAATTTGATGATGAATATTATTGTGGAGATAGGTGGTCTGGTCCAGATA